AGTGTTTTTACCAATCTCTGCTTTTAATATATTGACACCACATGTATATGCGTAATCCGAAGTACGGTAAATCTTAATCATCAACTCATTATATTTTTCAGGTAACGGGCAAGTATCTGTGGCCTTGTATGTACCATTTAATTTCCATTCTAAATTGCTATCTATGCTATCTTTTACCTGCTTAAGGTACGCGCTGGATGGGACCTTATTTGTATCTGTGGACTCTGTCTGCACGATATCAGTCTTTTTAAGATAATCCGCCAATTTCGTGGTAAGGGCTGTATTGCTTACCAGCTCCAGGGCAACCTTACGGGCCAGCGCATCCAGCAGGGCCTGGGCATTACTGTCCGCTCCGGCAGCTACGACAAGCCCCTGTGTATCTGTTGCCTTAACGGATGTTGCCGTACCGTCAAATTCCGTAACCCCTGCACACTGTTCTGCATAGCCTTTAGCTGCCTCGCAGTATGCCTTTGCATTATCTTTTGCATCTCCTTCTTCCACACCTCCAACCGCATACCTCTGTGACTTGCTTGCATAATATTTTGCATTATTGCCTTCAAATCCGGTGCCTCCGATGGCCCAGCCCTGCGCCGTACTGGCTGCCTGTTCCGCCACACCTTTGGACGTCTGCGCATCCAGGGTATACTGGCGGATGGTGGACATGACTGTAGGCTCTAATTTCGCCAGGGTGATTTTCCCGTCAGGAATGTCCGCTGATATGTTCTTGCCATTGACTGTGAATCGTATCCGGTCCGTGCTTGTGAAGGTATACGTGTCTATAAACTTGCTTAGGGATACCTTTTGTTTGGTCCCATCGGCCAGCTCCAGCACAAAATTGTCACCCTCCAGATAGCAATTGAGCGCAATCTTTTCAACAGCCGTGTCATGCGTAAAGGTTGAACCATCAAAGCGTGTGAAGGTCATGACGCCTGTGGTATCATCCATGGTAAAATCAATGATGACATTCGCCATATCCGCGGCGTCCGCCTTATCCTGAGCCAGTATCAGAATACGATTATCCATCTCATTAATGCCATCCTCCATGTGGTTTAAATGTACTGCATTAATAGGGGATTCAATACTCGGTTTATCCCGCCACGTAAATGGAGAATAGTATTTAGACAGCGTTTTCGCTGCCCTGCTCATCCTGCTCAGTAGTCCCATCCTTATCACTTCCTTTCGCATTTAAATAATCCACCAATGGTTTTCCAGACTCCAATATGGTAGCCATTGTAGATAACTTCCTTGCCTCAGCCACTCCTTTAAAAACTAATCCATTAATGTAATCCATAACAGCCTGCACATCCTTCTGGCTGTAGACCAGCATTTTACTTTCCATACAAATCCTCCTTAATTTGCTTTATATCCATCACAATCTGTTGTGTATCCTGGTGCTGGGCCTGTTCAAATGCAATTATCAGCGGAATTAAGTTCTGGTATTGCAGCGCCAGGTATCCGTCATGGCGGTCCACCAAAGGATAACTCAGTCCCAGCTTATGCAGCAGTTTAACAACATCCTGCGCCACAAATCCCATTGCATCCATACCACTACGCTTGGTCTTATAGGTGACACCTTTTAACCCCATTATAAGACTTCTGGCATCTTCCAGCGCTATGTCACGTATTCCCTTCTTCAAGCGTTTATCCGACCATGTGGACCCTGCTAATTCGCTGTAAATAGAATAACAGCTTATCCGATTTGCATAGGTTATGCCATTCAATGTGGCACTTCCATTTACGGTCATACTTCCATCACAATTCAGACGGTCAGTCTCTACATGATTGGCGTTTATTACATCTGCACCCATAGAACCAGTATTGATGCACCCGTGGAAAGTGGCCCCAGTCAGTTCCATATGGCCGCCGGCATCCAGTTTTGTATTTCCAGCATTGATTATGAGTGCACCCGGAGCATTCAGGATAATCTGCCCTCCATTGGATGATTCGGCAGTGATTTGGGTACACACATCTCCCTTACTCACTTTTAAATCTATCTTGTCTGCGGCCACACTTATAGCAGCCGCCAGCTCTACTTCCTGGTCCGTGGCCCGCTTAACTTCTGCGGTTATCTGGTCAGACACTACCTTTAATTGGGCCGTGGTATGCTTCTCCAGGTCCGTCACCGTAGCTGATACCTCGTCCACGTTACGCACTATAACGGCTGTCTTGCCTTTCAATTGGATGATTTCATTCTCAACACCAAAGCTTTGTCCCTGTGTCTTGGTCCCCTTAGCCTCCACGGTATCCATCATGGCCTGTATGCCACTCATGGTCCGGGTAAGCACAAATGTAGCTATCTCCGTGTCCGTAGTGATTGCCCGCAGGCCGTCTCCCACCTCTATCCAGGGCATTGCGTAGGATACTATCTTAGCCGGCCGGTATGTCTTGCCAGCAATGGAATCATATATGGACCAAGCCAATTTGGTAAGGTCAGCACTCCCCAGGCCATAGGCCAAAAAGTTTCCTTCTACCACATAGGCATTGCTGCCGGAACCGACCACGGCGCCGATGTCTCCATCTTCCTGCCGCACCTGTACCCGGTCTATCCCATCTATCAGATAATCCTCGTAAGTGATGGTTTTGTAATACTCCAGTTCCTCCGCGGCCGCCCATCCGGACTGCGGATACAGATCGTCTCCAGGATACAGGGTATCAGACGGATACAGGCCGGTATCCTGCAGGCTGATATACGTCAACATGCCAGTGCGGTCAAAGTGGCCGAACACACCATTAATCTCACAGATAGCCTTAAGCACATCCCGACCACACAATGATTCAGGGCTGATAGTCTTGCCGACCACCATCTCGTCATTGATTAGCACTGTCTGCTGCTGTGGTACTCCTATGTGCTCGCATAGACTGTCCCGCAGCTCCTGGATGGTATGCGTGGTATCGTCTGTGGGGTACATTGCATGGTACCAGTCTGACACATCTACATCAAACTTAATCATCCGGTCATAGGCCGTGATTTTCCGCTTTCTGCGGTCGGCCTGCTTCACTACACTGTCAACTACATAGATTCCATAGGCCATCTTATAATCGCCTATACTCAGCGTGGCAGTAAACTCCTGGCCCTCAATTTCCTCATCTACATCGGCTACTGTAACCACAAACTTAGCCGCCTCGCAGCTTCCCCAGACAATGTTACTCCCGGAGGACAGGTTTTCGGTAAGGCTCAATGTCTCCGCACATATCTGCTCCATTGGGATGGTCAGCCACGGCGTCCCTGCGTCGGATGGATACAGGTTATCGGCTGGGTACAGGTCATTTGCTGGATATAGTGTATCAACCCCGCCATTAAAAAAAGACAGCTCCAGATGTTTCACTGTCTCCGTCCTGTTATTGTCTCCACGGCATCTATGTTTCACAAACTCTGGTACATCCAGCACCTTACCACCTCCTAATACTCAATTAGTGCAATACGGATGGGATTATATCGTATATCGTTTTCACTGGTGTCATAATATGGAAATTGAATATCTGGTACGTAAAATGTTCCCGTAACATATGCATTCCTCTCATCGTTCCAGTATTCTACCTCCATGGTCACACGGTCCGGGAAATATGATTGCATCCTTATCTTATCAGCCAGATGCATAAACGGAGTAGACCACTCAATTTTTGTTCTGGTATGCGGAAGCACATTCCGGTGTAGTATCCCATATCCGTCCTGGTAGGAATCTTCATCCTGTCTCTGGTCCGGGGTTGCATTGTACGATGCGTGGGATATGAAGTCCATCGGAAACTCTCGTCCATCGAATTTTAATAGCCAGCCTTTGTATGCAGACATAAGCACCACCTCTCTTATTGATTTTAAACGTACATATGATATACTAATTCATGGAAGGGGGTGATATAATGCGTAAAACCTTCTCTGGATTCTGCCCCGCGCAAAATAAAGACTATAGTATCACAGTTGAGTACATAGATGTTACATCACTTAATGACACTCAACGACGCCGTTATGAAAAAGGAATGGCCGAATGCAGATACAATATGTTTGGTGACAAATGTGATTCAAACAAATGTCCTATTATAGCGCAGGCACCAGAAACGTTATAGCATTGTAGGGAGGCATTCTATTTTGCCTCCTACCCTTCCAACATGTGCTTTATCCAATTCGGTAATGCCTCTTTTTTCACCGTATTCTTATCAAAACCAATCCGAAACACACTTTCTGTTCCCATTGGAGTTTTTAAGAACGTAAGATATGACATTTCGTAGTTGCCTTTGCTATCAGTCATGTGGATAATATTGATACCACATAATGGATGGAACTGCCGTCTAAATAACCTCCATTCAAATTTCATTTTTTTTACCATATGCACCGCCTCCTTCTTGGCATAACAAAAGCACCCGGTTTGATATGCCCCTTGTCAAGTAGACAAGTAAAATATCTAAAATCAGGTGCTTTTTTATTTATTCGCTTATCAGTTCCACAAAATATGCTTTGATAGCAGGTACTTCCTCCTTTGTCCCTGTCAGGGCTCTTTTTACTTCTTCCATACCCGTAAATACAGCATAGATTTTTAACACATCATCTTTTAGGATTTTCATGTCGTCACCGATTCTACTGTCATACATAAAATATTCATCGTCGGCATAAATCTCATATCCATCATTGTCTGTAAGTACCCTATAATATTGGCTATCATCAAATAATCCGCCCTGCATGATTTGCTGGACTTTGGCTGTTATTACAATCCGCTGGCCTATATATTCCTCTGGATTCCGGAGTATCTTTTTGTAACCTATTTCCTGACAGGATTCCTTAAATTCTTCTGGAGTTTCAGCAACTCCGACTGTTTCTTCAATAGTAGTTTCAGGGCTTTCTTTGTTGTCCGTATTTTCGCTAATGCTCTGTTCTATAACGTTTTCGTTCTCCTTGCTGTTCAAAGGTACAGGACTCGCATGATAACCTATAAGTCCAACCAAAAACATAACTACCGGTAGCAATATATACTTCTTGTTATAAGCAATCCCTTTATGCTTATACCATGTCAAGACCACTGCGTATCCAATAGCAAGATAGCAACTTATAATAAATATATATTTGAAAACCAATCTCATATTATATTTTCCTCCATACCTATTCACCTAATTATACCAGATATGGAGGAAAATGTTAATACGCCAAGCCCAATTGTCTTCCAGTTTCTTTTCGATACTCACCCGCTCCAGACTTCCATAGGTCAACCACATCGTCTTTATTCACTCCTGGCTTTACAAGTATAGCTCTTAGAAGTTCATTCTGCTCACGAAGCAACTGATTCTGCTCTGAATTTGCTGCATATACTGCTGTAGCTATACCATCAGTAATCTGGTCTTTATTAGCCACTGCAGTTCTGCCACCAATCCGCCCAACCATTTCCGGACCCGATTCGCTGGCAATGAAAAGCTGTCCTCTATCAGGAAAACCACCGCTTGCAAATGTAGGTATCTTTCCAAGGCTAATCTCTCCGCCTTCATATACCGTCTTTCCCATGACTGTAATTGGGTCAATCGTAAATGTAAGTTTCTCATTTAACCATTCGGCAAAATCATTCCATATCTGTTTGGCTGCATCTACCGCTGCATTAAATGCTGCCTTAAATCCTTCTTTAATTCCATCAAGGCCGGATGTCCACTTCTCCTTAGTAAACCATTTTATGACATGTTGATTCCACCAGTTTTGAATATCTGTTTTCCATTGCAGTACAGTTTCGTCCCACTTTGTTTTAAGGCTGGTTTTAATGGTATTATACAAATCACTCCATTTCTGAAACGTAAACCATGGTGCTATATGCTGGTTATACCATTCATTAAGTGATTCAGTCCATTCTCCAAATGTGGCTCTGAACCCTTCAATAATGCCTTCCAGGATATATTGCCCATATGACTCCATCTCCTTTGCTGGTGAATGTATACCAAATATATCACATATCCCATTAACAATCCATGTGTATAAATCTAGTATTGGTTCGGTAAAAAGAGCAAGTCCCGCTGCAAATCCGTTAATAATCCCTTCTACCATATTGATACCAAATCCAACCAAATCATTTTCTATGAACGATGCGTTTGCTTTGGAAAAAAATTCTTTAACACTATTCCATAATTCTCCTGCTACATTCCAGTTAAATACGCCTTCCCCAAATGATTTCCAAAACTTTTTAGCTAAATCTCCACCACGAATAGTATCAAGTAATAGACCTATTATGCCTCCAACCAAAGCACCAACAGGACCAGTTAAAGCACCCAATCCCGCACTAACAGCAATCAACAATCCTTCCCCTAATGCATCGTCTACACTTTGTCCAAAAAGTTCAGCAATAATAGCGTCAAGTTTATCGACAATCTCATTACCAATAACATCAAATGCAGGGCCACCCACAAATCCTACTGTAAGCCCGGTAAGAGCCAATTTAATTCCTTCTAAAGTAATCCCTGTGGATGCAATTGAGGCCAGTATTCCCTTTGCTATTATTCCAGCAATTCCCACAAACTTAAATCCTGCTATGGATGCTATAATAGCTGCTTCTATTGGTGCTGCATCAGTAAATCCGGCAAACAACTTAATTCCAGCGCTGATAGCATCTATGATTACCCTACCCGATTTTGCAAGGATAGTATCCCAGTCCAATGCCGCGAAAAATTCCCCTATTTTCTGTCCCACCATAAACCAGTCTGTATTTTCCAGGGCTGTTGCTATGGTATCCAACAACCCTATCGCAAATACAGAGGCGGCACTTCCAAGGGCAGAAAAATCAAAGGTCGAGAAAAATCCGTTTATTCCCGCTGCTATGGATAATCCAAAGTTGGACCAATCAAACTCTTTTCCAAATTTCAGTGCTGCATACAAGGCCGCGTTGAGTGCTCCACCAATGGAATGCCCCACTTCCCAGAATAGCTCTGGAGATATAAGACCATTGAGAAACAGCGCAAAACCACGTCCGAAATTTCTTGCGGATTCATACGCATCATTCCAATTGATTTTCCGCAAGGCATCTGTGATGGCGGCGCCAATATAAGCGCCAACGGAATAATAATCCCCCACCTTAAAGGCATCAATTATTTTATTGGATATCTTATCTGCCTCGGCCTGCACATTATCCATACCAAGGTCCAGGTCTCCCAGGATACCCCCGCCGCCTCCACCTCCAGCACCACCAGAATTACGGTTGGAACTTAGATTATTAAGCTCGTCAAATTTGGCAAGTTGCCGGTTCATTTCCTTCGCTGAGTTTGCCGCACTCCCCATGTTATCTGCAATGTTCCCAGAAGAACCAGCTGCGGAATCCATAGAATCTGCCACACTCCCACTCCCGCCTGCTGCATCACCAAATATAGCAACCGTAAAAGCCCGGAAGTACTCAGCTAACGTCTGCAACTTTGCAAGGATGGTATTAATAACCTGGATTACGGGCGTAAAGGCATTGATAAGGCCCTGGCCTATTGTTGCTCTCAGAGCCTCAAACTGTAGCTGCAAAATGCGTACCTGGTTGGCCCAGGAGTTGCTTGTCCTGGCAAAGTCTCCTGATGCATCCGAAAGCTGGGACATAACAAACTGATACCGCAACATGACCTTTTCTTGCTCAGTCATCTTTGCTGTTGTTTTTCCAAATCCGTTATTAAGAGCGTACTGGTCCAGGGCTGTCTGGGTCATGACTACGCCAAGGTCCTTAAGACTTTCTGTCTCTCCTGTAAATATGCTCTTAAGCTTCGTGTAGGCTTCATCCTGAGAGAGGTTATAGAATGATGCCACATCACCTGTAAGGCCCGTTATGGCTGCTGACATATCGTATCCGGCTTTTCCTGTTATACCGAATGACTTAGCCATAGCGCCGTATGTACCCATATACTTCTTCGCCATTGTCTCCGACAGGCCGAATGCTTTTGCTGCATCTTTTGCAAATGCATCCACCCTGCCGGACATGGCGCCGAAGGTGACGTCAACAACGTTCTGCACCTCCGTCAAATTGCTTCCCAGGTCAATACATGATTTTCCAAATGCTACAATAGCCGCAATGCTCAGTACCGATGCCAGAATAGCTCCTACCCGTTTCCAGGCGTTTGCTATTCTGGCAGTCTGCCGCTCTATTCGATTTGTTACCTGTGCCGTTTTAGCCTGTACCTTTTCCATCTGCTCCTGGTATGGCTTCGTGTATGCCTCAATGATGACCTTAAGCTTTTCAAGGGTAATTCCACTACCGTCCGTTATCCTCACCGCCTTTCTGTTCCATATTTTAAATTAGGCCGCGTTGCCTGCGCATCTCGTTGAACCTTGCGGCATATTCTCGTCTGGATATCTTTGCCTGTTCCAATGCTTCGGCTCTCTGTCGCTCCTCATAAGCTTCCTGTTCTTCGGCGAACAAGTCCGGGTATATATCCCATACATTTGGAAGCTTAATCTCATTCTTGTTGTCAAAAAGCTTCTGCATGTGTAGCCCTATAAGGTCAGATAATTGGAAGCGGGAGGTAATCTGCTCCTTAACCCTCCTCTGCTCCCTCCTCGCATATGAGCCCATAAGGTCGCGGATTTCACCCAAGGAATATCCCCAGAATTCATCCGGCCTTATGCCACAATCCAAAGCAAGAGGGTATAACTCATAAACGAGGTCGGATATGGTTACATCTCGTCCTTGAGGTCCTCCCTCTTGTCTATCACACTCTCCCTCTGGTTCTCCGTAAAAAAACCGCTCACCAACATAATCTCCATAATAACATCAACCATGAGGTCCATCTGGGTTCCGCCCTCATCTGCATATTGGTCATACAAGGCCTGTACATCCTTATATTTAACGCCGTGTTTCCAGGGCGTCATGGCTGCCTGAATCACTGTTAGCATGATTCCCAACTGTGGCAAGCCACCACTCTGCATAATCAACGTCACCAGATTACATCGGAATTTTTCTTCCAATTTACAAATCTGCTGGGTGGTAAGCTTAAGTTTGTAATCTTCTCCACCAACGGTCCAATATGCAAAAGCCTTTCTTCTTTTCTTAAGTTCATCAACTGTTTCAACCTTTTTCTCGGCCTCGTTTTCTTCGTCCATTCCAAACTGTCCCATATTCCATTATCCTCCTTATTATTCAGGGTCCGTCACGGTCAAATCGCTCTGTAATGATATAGCAAGGTTAAATTCAATCACACCATTTACTCCGCCGCCAGTTCTTTTTACGGATACCTGTCCGTCAAATTCTGTTTTAGTGCCATCAATCAGCGTTTCCTGGAATGACAATACCTCTCCCGCATCCTGTGCCGCCCTCATGATACGATATGGGCAATCGGCTTTGGAATTATCATACTTAAATTTGTATGTAATATCACCGGCATCACCAATACCATTCTCGTATTGCTTATTTTTGTCAGTCAGACAAGTATTCTCTACCTTTTCTGGTTCAATACCCATTTCCGGGATTTCTTTAAGCCCTGGAAGGTCTGTAAATGTAGAGCCTCCTGACTTCTTATATCCCAATTTCGCGCCATTAGCTAACATCCAATTCTCCTTTCTTATATGTCGTGATAGACCTCTTTGGTATTTACATCAATCACCATTTCATATCTCATCTGTTTGTGCTTTCTTCCACTTGGGTCATCCACATCCTGGCATCCTGTACGCAACAGTCCCAGCTTTTCAATTGCAGCATCCACAGCTACGGCTGCAGCAGTTGTACTTTTTCTGTGCCATATATCTATCCGATATCTAATATAGGCCTTCTGCTCCCTCATATCTGTATACTCTACAACCTTGTTATCTTCTTCCATGTACTGAATGGATAAATCCTTCTCCCAGTCTTTAGGATAACAGTCAGTTACGTTATCTGTAACAGCGAGGAGAGCTGCATACACCTCGTCCTTAACATTAATCATTACTTACACACCTTTCTTAATTCGCGCTTCAGGGCCTTTTCCATCCTTTCAACCACCTTGTCCTCATTGTTTTTCAGGGCAGGATACATAAAAGGCTGCGCTGGCTGCCCTGTACACTGGTAAAACCGGCCATCTGGTGTATCCAGGTAAAACCAGTGATATTCTTCCGCGGCTTCTTTGTCAACCTGGCTTTCATGTATCCACCAGGGAGACATGGTATAGGCCGGACTGGCTACAGGGGATATCCCGGCATGGTTTGCGGCCCCCTTTGGCCCGGTTCCCATCTCAACATACATGGCATATGCTTTGTTGGTATACACATTCCCAATAACCCGGTCATCCATACGCTCAGTCATGGACTTGATACTGTTTCTTAATTCACCCTGCCGGACAGGACACAGAAGTTTTGCTTCTGCCTGTATGCGTTTAGCCTGCTGTCCTACCAATTGCTCCATCTGCTGGTCGCAGACCTCTTCCAGGGCCGCAAATTTCTGTTCCAGCTCCTTTCGTCCATCAATCACAGTTTTTCCACCTCCAGAACCAGGAAACGATATGGATATATAGCAACCACCTTGTAATCCGGCGCCACGGCACCGTCAACACATAAGCATATCCCATCATTGGCCGTGATGACCGGGCCGTCCTTGACTGCATAGCTTACCTTACCTGTTCCCGGTACTTCCTTATAGGTCCCCTGGATTCTCAGGTTGCGGATATTTGGCAACCGCTGCCCATACATCTCTGCCTGTACCTTCCCGCCTGCCGGCCACTCCTCGGCCTTAAAGGATACTGCTGGGCCATATTCCAAATATGAGCTACCCTCGCTATCCTTTTTAGGTATTGCCTCCCGGTGATGGTACGTTCCCAGCCTGCTCCGTCTTAGCCTCATACGTCTTGCCTCCTATCCTTGCCAGCCTATACCTGTCCAGCGTGTCATAGATGTGCTTTGGGGCATTATCAAAACTATATGATTCTCCGCCGCCGCTCCGGCTGGCCTCGCCCTCTGTACCCATACGGTTTAGAGCAATCACGGCCAGGTCACGTACTGCCTTTTCCAGACCTGTCACAATCTTTGTACGGCCTGTATAGGACAGCACAAAGGCTGTGGCCTCATCCAGCAAAAGGGAGAGCAATATATCATCACCCTCCCCTGTCAGCTTTTTCAGCTTTTCGATATCAGTCACATGGATCATCTCCTTAACCATTGGTTATCAGTCGGGCAATCGGAAGGGCCTTAGGGTCAAACTTAATTTCCCAATTGGCCTTTGCAAAAAGCTGTGCATCCGTTGGGGATTCCGTCCAACCAGAGGAGGGGATTTTAAAGCTGAACCCGTTTGGATGGAGGGTTTCCCTCATACGTGTGATAAGTTCATCCTGCCCACCATTTTTCTTGGCTTCCCTCACTGTCTCTACAGGTACATCTACCCGGCCCTTAGCAGTCCTGATTACACCATTGCCGTACAAATAAGTGGTGTACTGTTTCAGGTCCTTATTGGCGCCATCACCACCTACAGCAGTACACGGTACTCCATCATCAATAATTACCGTGTAACCATTTACAGATGCAATGTTCATTGGTCTTTGGATACCATTAGCATCCGTATATTTCCAATATTCCAGCAACTGTTTATTCTCCAATGTCTTTGCAACATTGGAATGCATGATAGCAAGTGCGAACTGGTCCTTATGGTCCCCACATGCCTCGGTTGCAAGGTCATTTAAATCTGTCTCCTCAATCTTTCTCGGCTCCGCTGTGTTGGAAGTCAGTGTAAGCGAATGAGTATCAGACCATTTCTTTGGATTCCCGCTTGCTCCAGTAATTCCAAAGATGGCATCTGTAATTCCTATCATCCTTTTCTGGCGCCTTTTCTGCCAATACCTTGAAATGGTTGATACAATGTGTCCCATAGGGTCAGAACCAGACAACTCTGCGGTAAAGTTCCGCGCGAAGAATCCTTTTGCACGGCCATACACCACGCCGGTCTGGAACCCACCGCCAGCCTCCTCCACAGTAATATCCGTCTGTCCGTCATAGTTCAGGTCCTCTCCATCCAACGTGTTGTAAAATGGTATGGTGTATATATTCCCTCTCCCCTGAATCATCTCAGCGATTGTTGAATCTTCAACCACTGCGCCGGACTCTATCATGGCTGTCAGATACGGGTCCGGTGCCTCCCTCCACATGTCCAAAAATAACTCCTCGTCAAATGCTATTCCAAAAATCGTTCCTGGCATAAATTATTCTCCTTCCTTATTTCCCAGCGAGCTGCTTATACAGCTCTGGGTTGTTTGTTTTTAATTCAAGCCGCTCCTTATAACCAAGCTTTACAAACTGTTCCTTTGTGACTGTTTCCTCTGGAGGTGCCTTCTTTGGAGGTTTCCCGCCCTCCAGCTTCTTATCTACTTGGGCCTGTACCGCCTGCGTAAATGCTTTTTCCAATGCTGCAATGGATTTATTACAGCTATCCGCATCGGTATAATTAAGCAATTCTGCAAGAGAGGCAGGCAAGTCCTTTTCTGCAAGAGTATTCTTAGCTTCTGCCATCAGTTCCCGGCGCGTGATGTCCGCTTCCCGGGCTGCCAATGCCCTCTCCTGCTTCTGTGCAAGGTACTGCGCTTTCTCCTCCTTTGTCATCTTTGCAAGTTTCTCGGCCTCTGACAGCTTATCATCAGTAAGCGCCTGCCATTTCTCCTGTGCTTTTGCAAGGGCAGTATCAATCCCCTTCTGCACCCTTCGGTCAAACTCGGCCTGATAATCCTTGTTTTTTAAGATATCATCAAAACTCTGTGTGGATGGGTCTGGTCCCGGCTCCGGCTTTGGGTCTGGCTCAGGTGTTGGTGCGGGGTCTGGCCCCGGTTCTGCAAAAAGCTGTAAGTTCATTTTCTGATACATTGGTTCTCTTGTTCTCATAATCTCTATCCTTTCCGCCCCAGCCTGTTCATGCGCCCAGGCCGTTGCATAAAAATAACACCTAGGTGTCACCTGCGTGCTTCTATCTCAGCTATATGTTTCTATAGGCAGTGTCACCCCGCTGCCCAGAGGGAGATATGTGGACACCTAACCTTTCTTTTTTCTTCGCTTCATCTGCTTCTCCTTCTCTTCTGCTTCTTTTCTTCCCTTTACATATTTCGCATACCACTGCTCATAGGTCATACTGGCCGGTATTTCCTCATTCTTTCCAGTAACCGGATTTCTGGCCCTGCGCCGCATCTGGGATAATTCCGCATTTGAGATATCACAGATGGTTGTGGACCGGCACCATGGATGCATGGGAGGGCAGTTAAGTCCTGGCTGCTGCTCTGACACCTTAAACCGTTTACCGTCTAATCCTCGGCACACGGTTGACGTCTTAAGGTCCAGTGTTGCCACATAAATATATGTCTCAATGCCGCACTCCTCATATGACTGCATCTCCATCTGGTTTGCCAGATTACAGGATTCAGTCCGCACCAGTCTGCGTGCATTGCTGGCTCCCTGGGCATACTTATTGGCTATGATGTCAGCCACCTCGCTGTCAGTCCGGCCTGTCACCAGATTGATAAGCAGCTCCTGTTTAAGGTCCTGAGCCAGTGCCCTGGTATTACGCCAAATTCGGTCTGAGTAATTTGCACCGGACCATTTGCTGTTTATCACCTTATCAATAGCCTTTGGGTCAATAGCGGCAAAAGAAAAACCCAGCCCCGTCCGTTGCTGGATATCGAAAATGCTCTTATAATATGCCTCGTTGGCAAGGTCCACATAATGGCTGGTGCTCCTAACCTTTTCCTGCTTATAAATCTGCTGCATGGTCAGGTCAATCTGGTTCTGGAGCTGCTGGAGCCGTTCAAGCCGTGCCTGGAATGCTGGGCTTTCCAGTTCCGCAAGGATATCCGCTGCCGTCTGTCCTCTTCCTGGCGCCCTTAATGCCTGTTTCAGTTCGTCCAGGGAGGTTTTATCTTTTAGGTCATTCAGCAGCCTGTATGCCTCCGCGTCTGTTAGGTGATGCTTGCGCTTGTACCGCTCAAATATTTTATCCAGCTCATGGCTGATATACGCGGATGCTTTTTGATACAACTTTGCGATATCGTCTGCGGTATCTTCGGCTGATTGCATATACTCAAACATCTGTCGGGCCTTTCGGCGCTCCCAATATGACAGACTACTCATCTACATCACCTGGGGGACTCCCATCATCCGGCGGCGGTTCGTTGCTCCCAAGGCCAAACATTGCTCGTTGTTGTTTCACGGCCTCCTCGGCCTCCTTCGTAACCGCCTTGACCTCCCCGTCCACATCTGTCACGAATGGTATTTGTGATAGCAAGGTTTTCTTGCTTACCTTGCCCCACAGATTCGCGGTTATCTGGCTTATTTCAAGCAAGTTCTTCGGCATTGCCCTTGTGAATACCGGGCTTATTCCGGTTGTATCCACATTGATGCTTCTGGTTTTAAGGAAATTTGTAAAGAGCCGGATACGCTTCCTGAGCCCCTTCTTATAATATCTCGTCTTGATTTTCGTGATATTCTCCATCCCCAGCAGCTTGAACTCCATTGCCACACCAGATACATTCCCGGCAAAGGATTCGTCCGTCATGCAAGGAATATGGGAAAACTTATGGATATCCTGCTCAATGGCTCTCCTGAGAATCTCAATTCCAGATTCATCAAATGTACGGGTAACATACTCCATCTTTCCACCGTCTGGCATTTCTATCATCTTTTTTTTCTTTAATTCCACCATTGCCTTATCGGCCCCTGTCTCCCCGTTTTCATCTTCTTCACCGTCCCCAAGAAGCGTACCATAAACTGCCAGTATCGCATCAATAAACTGTGCCTTGTCATTCACCCGGTCTGACATTATAGTGTTATAAGCATCAATCAGGGGTATCTGCAACTCGAAATCACCCATAGCAAGCTTGTTATTCTGGTATTCGACAATGGGTACATCACCATAAAAGTGTGGCTCTGGTTCCTCGTTTACGGCCTGTGGCTCGTCCCTATCAAGTATGGTCATTACATACTTATAATTCTGAGTACACACCGTTGCCATATACGCTGTAGGCTTATGGTCGGTATCATCCTTCCTGGCATAATAATAGACAGCAAATAACTCGTTCTCCTCAATGGTATCGTCATGCACCATAAATGTATTAAGTGGTGACAGGTTCTTGATTGTAGGAACCGGCTCCCCTTCCTTCGTGTATACATACTCATAGGCCCGCCCATAGATTGACAGGTCAAGGCCGTTGTCTCCGTCTACCTCATCCACACCTGCATCTTCAAAGGCATCAAGGAGTGGTTTTATATCCTTGTCGGAATTGTATGTCACTGGATTCCCGATAAAATAACTGCTGGCTGCATCGCTGATATCCTTAGCATGATTACATACCAGCCGGGTGTCCGGTCCATCCTTCTTTTCCCCTTCCAGTATCTTGTGCTGCCCCTCGTAATACTTCAAGTTCTTCCGCATCCTTATAACCAGTTGCTGATGTTTCATAATGAGGTGGAGGATATCCTGCTTGTTCAGGTTCAGCTCATCGTATTTATCACCTGGATATGTAAATGTGTATATAGCCATCACCTCCTTTAATAAAATCCGTAGCTGGATTTATTCTTGATTTTTGCCCTATTGTTATTAAGGACCATATAACAGAAATAGCGTACCGCATCCATAGCGTGGTCATGCTGCTTTATCGGTGCATCCTCTCCCCGGTCAACGGCCTTCGCATCCCATATGTATGATGCAAATTCTTTTATGGTATTAACACATGAGGCGCTGAATGCAATCTTTTCCTGATTTAACAATGTACCTACCAGACGTATCCCGTCCTCCACATCATTTTTTGCTTTGAGCACCGGATAACCAGCCTGCCTTAATGCCACAATGAAGGAAGCGGCCGATGGGTCAACAATGACACCCTTAACTTTTATCCCTCCAAGGAATGCTTTGAAATCACTGACATATTCTGCATCCGTTCTCTGCTTTGCATTATCCCGGCCAGAATAGTAATACTCCCTGATGCAATACCATTTCCCATCCACACCGCGGTTCCACAGAAGAAATACTGTTGCATTCTGGGTACCGTAGTCAATGCTTACATATCTCCCAGAATTGTATAAGTTGGCAATCACCTTTTTAACATGCTTATCCACGTCAAACATATCGTAGATAATGCCTTCTGCCATTGCCCACAGCCCCAGGATATAGCGCTTGTAGAAAACACCGCTGTAACTTTCCCTATACCTGGCTTTAATCTCTTCGGACAGACTCAGGTTGTCATCCATGGTAAAATGGACATACAACAGCTTTTTAAAGGATATCTCCTGCTTCTTCTCTGCTGCTTCCTTACGCTGCCGTTCTACATTTGAATTCCCCAGATATCCCACTGAACGGTCAATCCAGTTCGTTTTGAACCAATGATAAGGGCCGTCCGGGTTGCAGTTAAACCAGTATTTGCTTCCATCAACGGAGCATCGGCCGGTTGCCTGATTAACAAATGATTCCGGCATCAAGGCCACCTCATCACAAAACAGGCCCGCCAAAGTGATACCCTGTATCAGGTCCTGGCTACGTTCATCCTTACCTCCGAATATGTAAAAATTATTGGTTACACCATTCCGTGATATCTCCACCAGATTGTCCGCCCGGTGGTCCATTACTTTATATCCGCGGCTCCGTAGCATGATTTTAAGCCAGAACAACACATTGCGCCGGAAGGAGCCAATGGTCTTTCCACACATGGCGAAATTCTGGCCAGAGAATGTTTTCATGGCCCAGAACACAAAAGATAAGGACATACAGACCGTCTTACCAGAACGGATAGCACCATCCGCAATGATACCGTCATAGTCCTTTACCGGGCTGCTCGGCATCCACCATGTAAGTATCTGCTTCTGCTTTTTTGAAAACGGCTTGAACTTAAATACCTGCAGCTTTGTTATGATATTCCGCTTTTCCTTAATCCGCTGTATCCGTTCCTTCATTTGGGCAATGCGTTCGTTAATCCCCATCCACATCACCCCACAGACTTGATGCCTCAGCATCCATAGCTGCCAGGAATCCATCATCTTCTGTTTCTTGGTCCTGATTGTCCACCTTAAGGGTTGCTATATCAAGCTTCATTAGCTCGATTTCTAAGCGCGCGTCGTCAAACCCAAATCGATGCAGGGAACCAATCGCTTTCTGCTTCCTGGCCTGGACACGGGTAAGGGCATCCTCAACGGACTGTATCTGCCCCAGGACACCCTCATACTCCGTAACCTCAATGGGACCGTTGGCGCCGAAACCATCTTTCCACTTTACCTTTGTCATGCCTTCGGCCTTCTTCTCAGTCTGGTCCTCTGCTGCCTGTTTGAGGTCATTGACGCGCTGTAACATCCTACGCTCCCTCACGGTCAGAAGTTGTATCTCCTGCAGCAGCAGCTCCTCCTTATTCCTCGGCAGGACTGCAATAAGTTCCTGCTCATCCGGTGTAAGGGTATCAAAAAAGAGGGATTCAAATTCCCCCGTCTTAACCGCATTCTTATTCCCCGGTGGCCCGGTCCCTCCATGCCCTACAGCATTCTTGTTTCCTGGCTGCCCGCCTCTGGATTTTGTTGTACAACGTTCCTTTTTCTTTTGTTGTACAACATTCCACTTATCCCGGCTCTTCCAGACAGCAATAACCTTCTCGTCCTCATCCAGCCGGGCTGCAATTTCACGATTTGTAATTTTACCCCCGTGCTGCTTATATATCTCAAATGCTTTATCCCGGTTGGGACTCCGCCCTCTTGGCACGACCACCACCTCTCAATCGTTTCGTTTTCCAATTTACTAAATAAGACTACTACTCTCCCATCATCTTCACTGTTTTATCCAATGCCAACATCATGTTGCAGTTCAGTGTTATTTCCGATGCCCATAAGGCCATTAACCGGTAATCCGCAGCAGTTATCTTCTCCTGCATGGTACGTTCCCATATTGCTTTAGCAAGGTCCAGATTCCTGTCAGTAATAACAAGCCGCGCCGGCTTAACTCCTGATAATGGCTTCTCCCATTTCTCTCCCATGTTCTTGTCCTCCTTCATGATATATAAAAGGCACCTGATTACTCAAATACCTCTCTTTCCGCTCTTAATCTGTTCAACTCCTCAATCATAGAATTAGGCACAATACTGTACCCGACCAGTCGTATTTTCCTGGGCGCATCTTGTCCTATCTCTATCAATCCCTTTCCTGCCAGGTGCTCCATGTAAAACGCAACAGATGCAGTGGAGCTCAGACCAACCGCTTTGCCTATCTCCCGTATGGTTGGCGCATACATATGCTCCTGCATGTAATCAACAATGTACTGGTATATCTGTGTCTCACGTTCTGTCATCTTCATATGCTTTCCCCCTATCTTAGTCATAATTATATGACATCCTCCTGGCTGTGCATCTGGTAATATATTCCATCAAGGAGGCCCCGGACACCCTGAGTTTCAGGTGCCGGGAATTGGGTATAGAAAAGGGCCACCGTCTCCGGTAAGCCCAATTCGTTTCATACATTATAACACAGACCATGTGTGCCATTCTATGCCATCTTTAAATTTTTTAACGCATTTGCATGTATTCTATGAACTTGCCTCCACTTATAATCCATCTTTACGCAAATCTCCTCCCATTTCAGACCGCGAATGTATCGGTAAGTAAGCAACATCTTTTCCCGCTCATTCTCCAATTCTTCGATACAATTCCTCACTCGCTGATAGGCCAATATCCGCAGATAACGTGCTTCCAGGATTTCCTTTTCGAGTTCATTTACCTTTACTGCATACTCAGACAAATCCGTGGCGTTATGGGCATGAGGTTGGCCGTCTCCGATATTACTACCTGGCGACATTTTACCAATTCGCAGCTCTGCCAACTGCTCCTCCAGGCGAGTCACGTCTCTCTTAGCCACCTGATAACTTTGCAAATATTCTTTTTTCTGCTCATTCTCAGTCATTACTCTTTCAGTCAAAATTCTTTCCTCCTATATGGCCAGGCGCTCCCTGACACTGCGTAATGTCCGTGGGGTTGACTGCGCATAATACATTGATGTTACTGCTGGGCTGGCATGTCCCAAGACCTCTTGGATAGTACCAATGTCCACCCCATGGTTCTTAAGGTTCATCCCCAGGGTCTTTCGCATCTTATGCGGATATACTCTGCACTTGAGCCCAGCCCTTTTCCCAATCCCCTTCATTAAGTTCCGGATTGCACATGTACTTGTTTTCCCATACGGTTTATGAGCCGAAGGAATCAGATAGTCACTGCCACCTTTACGTGCTACGAGATATCGCTTATAATAATACCTTGCATCATCATCCAGATAGATTGTCCGGTACCGGCCTCCCTTCTCTCCTTGAATCCATATATCCCCTGTCTCAAGGTCAACCTGATCCATCGTAATCTCGACAAGCTCCCCAACCCTTGCCCCGGTACTACGGAATACCTCAAGGATTGCTCTTTGCCTTGGACTTTTACATGCATCCCGCATACGAGCCATTTCTTCTGGCGTGTAATAATCAATCGGTTTAAGCGCTACCTTTTTGGCAGGGATGGATTCCACCGGGTTGTCAGCTATGAGCTTTGCTTTACGCATCCATGTGTAAAACGCAGACAGGAATCTCCGCTCATTATTTACCGTAGTCGCAGCATTTTTATGCCCTCCAGATGATACATTGCGCCGCTCATACTGTGACAGATACCAGTCGATATCCATCTCGTCCATCTGGTCTAGGGATTTACCTTGTATTTCCACCATCAGCCGCTTTACAGCACTCAGGTATCCCGTGAGTGTACCTTTAGTCAAGTCGCGCCTCTTGACCATGAACAGCTGGATAAGGTATTTGTTGCGCTCTGCCACGCCATCCAGCCGTTCCACGGGAAGAGTGGTTATTTCCTCTATGTTGACACGGACAAGTTCCTGCTGCATCACCTGTTCCAACGCTGCCAGCACGGCCTGCTGTTCTATGTAATATGACATTGCCACCATGATATTATTGATTATTTCCGTCTTGACTGCCTGCGTATTACTCATATTATAATCCTCCTCTTGATTTAGGCGCCTGAGTCGGTTATAATGTGCTCAGGCAATATTATGGCGGTGGTAGCATCTTGGCGGGTGTCCACCGCTTATTTTTTCGCACATATGTTCTTTCCTGTCGTTTTTTATTGCCGGGGTGCTCCCCCCGGCTTGTCTTATGTCTGTTTACGCTTTGGTTCCTTGCTGGCGTTATCAGCATCCAGGTGCGGACACGCCCAGCACCCGTACCGTATCCTGCCCTTGTTGTTGCGCTGACCATCACACCCGTGACGCCCGTTGTCTATGTAACATTGTCTCATAGTACCATATCACTCCCTTCGGCGGCTCCCGCAGCTCCGGAACCGGGCACAGGCTGGTGTACATGTAGGCCGGCGCCGTCCGAATGCGCTCCTTGATGGCCTCGTCGGCCTGGGCGGCCAGGGCCTTGCTACGGTCGATGCGGCTAACCTTGGACTGCTTACTGCCTTTCTTTCTCACGGGTACCTCCCTTCGTATCACAAATGTCAGTTTTGTGGCTTATACGGTTCTGGCAGCGGCATCCAGGCGATAACGCAAAAAACTTCATGTTGTCTGTTTATACCAATAGGAAATCCATTTACTATACAATTACCTGTTATCTTGCTTTCCTCTCCCGTGATACTAATACGTACTACTCCATCATCACAAGTAACTAAAACTCTCATTCCTTTTTCCGGCAGCCGCTCCTCCACCGGAATCCATACAGGTACATCATTCTGGTAAGCATCACACCAAATATTCCACTGCTCACTCGCACGTTTGAGCCTATCCAATAATACCGGGATTTCACACGGCTCCAGGCCAGTATCCTCATAGGCAGCTAATCTTATCATCGCATCACGAAATCTATCATGCCGTATGCTTACCTCTGTTTTTTCCTCATTAGTCCAATCTGTTAATCTCTCCATACCGTAGTTCCCTTCTTAAATCCTAATTTACAGGACTAAATCAACCTGTTTTGTTTCTCCTGCAATGCCACACCAATCGTCAACGGCACACACAAAACTATATCCATGCAGCCCATCCGACCATCCACAACCGCAAGGATACATATGATTAATTGATAAATCCAGCAACTCCTCTGGTATCTCTTTCAATAGGACTCCCCGACACATTCCTTTCCCCTGTGGTTTGTGTTCCAACTGGTAAAACTGTATGGTACGGTTGATAAATAACGTTTTTAACTCTGGTCCTCCATACACATCTCCAATCTCTGCTTCATAGAGAAATCGCTCAGATAAACCCGGGCTAACGTCTTTCCCAATGCGATACTGCATAATGTACTTTGTCGTTTCTTTTTCTCTGACAGTGACATCAATTTTGTCCACGTTCCAGTCAGCTTCTAATACTTCACGTATCGTCATACATTCTCTCTTTCTCAGTTTAGTCAGCAGCTAAATCCTAAATTTCTTAAATCATATATACGATTTTCTCTTTCCTGCGCTGTTAAATCAGAAATCATACTTTCCATCTCAATGATTTCCTCATCATTTTCACATTCAGAAAACCAATCCATAATAGTTTCCTGTACTTCCTGTTCACTTCTCATTCCCATACCTCCAAAATGCTAATTTTCCTTATAAGTCACAAAATCCTCGTACCCTTCCAGAATCTCCAGAAATAATTCTTCAAAAGGGATTAACCATTTTACAGAATTTTCATCACTGGTACTTGGTTCACTTAATCTGTTTAAAATGTAATCAACAAAATCCTGTTCTTTCCCTCTCTTTATATTGCTACCGTCATAGTTTTCAGGGCTGCATTTAAACAATTTCTTTAAATCCGTAACCTTCAAGGAAAAATGGATGATTTTCCCGTCTGCTGATAACTCGGTTTTTAACATTCCATTATCGTATTTCTTTTTCATTTTTCACCTTTCCCGGCAATGCCGTTAAATGCTAATATCAGTTACACGACATTTAAAAGCTAAAGTACCGTCTCTATCATATAATGTCAAAAAATTTGCCTCATCTTCGATATCAACGTTGGAAAAATAGAATTCATTGCAATCAATTCCCTTTGCGAAACATTCATGAGTCTTTACATATACGCTTTTATACATAATTTTTGCAACCTCCTTTTAAAATGTTAATTTCTACAATATCCACGCTTACAAAAATAACGATTTATGATACTTTCTCTTTCACTTTTGCTATCCTTGCCTTAAGGGCCGCAAGCAGGGAATCCTGCGTAACCTGCTTATTCTGTAACGCAGCCATGACATCCTCATCCATCCCCCCGGATACAATCAAGTGGTGGATAATAACATTATCCGTCTGTCCCTGCCTGTGCAGCCTGGCGTTTGCCTGTTGATACAGTTCCAGGGACCAGTTAAGACCAAACCATACGATGATGTTTCCACCCGCCTGGAGGTTGAGTCCGTAAGCGGCACTTGCCGGATGCGCCAGGAGCACATCTATCTTCCGCTCATTCCACTGGCTGATTACGCCTGGCCCCTTAAGCTCCGCCACCCTAAGTCCCTTCGGAAGGCACTTGATAATACGGGACTTGTCATGCTGGAAGTTGTAGAATACCAGTATCGGTTTGCCCTGGCTGCCTTCCACAATCTCCTTGAATGCCTCCAGCTTCTCGCCATGGACCTCCACTGCATTCTTGTCGTTGTCATATACGGCCCCATTACAGAACTGCAGGAGCTTACCGGAAAGCACCGCTGCTGATCCGGCATCCAGTGTGGCCTCGTCCACTTCCAGAAGCATCTCACGCTCAAACTTCTCATAGGCCGCCTGCTCCTTGGCGTTTAACCGGACGTGTATGATATTATCGATGCGCTCCGGAAGCTGCAGGTAATCCTTAGCCTGGAGGCTAATACAGATATCCGCTATCTGCTGTTGGATCACTTGGTCGGCCCCTGGCAATGGCGCGTATGAAAAGATGATGTCTCGGTTCCTAGATGCCGGGGAGAAGTATTCATCCCTGTATTGGCCTATCCTTGTCCCCAGCCGCTGTCCCTGGTCAAGCAGGTATATCTGTGACCACAGGTCCAGAAGGCCGTTTGGCGCCGGTGTACCGGTCAGCCCATAAATCCGGCGTATGTGGTTCCTCACCAGGCACAGGCTCTTGAAACGCTTGGCCTGCGGGTTCTTGAAACTGGACAGCTCATCTATGATTACCGTGTCAAACGGCCAGGCGTTGCGGTAATGGTCCACCAGCCACTGCACATTATCTCGGCTCAGCACATACACATCTCCCGGGGTATTAAGGGCCTTTATCCGCTTTTCCCTGCTGCCCAGCACGGGGATAATCCGAAGCAGTTTCAGATGGTCCCACTTCCCGGCCTCTCGGGTCCAGGTATCCTCCGCCACTTTCTTGGGCGCTATCACCAGGGTTTTCCCGACCTCAAAACGGTTATACCGAAGGTCATTGACCGCGGTCAGGGTAATCACGGTCTTCCCAAGTCCCATATCCAGAAACAGCCCCAAAGCAGGGTCCGTTATCATACGGTTGATGCAGTATCTCTGGTAGTCATGCGGTATAAACTTCATGGCTGCTCCCGCTTTCTCGATTCCTCAAGGAATTCTTTCAGTTTCCAGTCCTGCCAGGCCGGATCCTTTCCCGCATCTGACGCTATGTACATGATTGCCCTGCCTATATCCGGCTCCCGGTCAAGCACACAAGCTGCGCACCCCAGTTCCCTTAGGGCATGTATCCTTTTACTCTGCAGTACTGTCGCCTTCTTCCCCTCCTGTTTAAGCTCCACGAACCCGATCCGGCCTCCGGGGAGTACCACCAGCCTGTCCGGCACACCGGCATTACCGGGGGAGACAAATTTGAATGCGATACCACCACACTTCTTGACTGCTTCCGTGAATTTCTTTTCAAGCTCTTTTTCAAGCATTTTGACGCCTCCTTTTTACCCCTTGGCAACAACGGGCTACAGCATTCTATATATATATATATACGCGTATGCGGGCGCAGGGGTATTATATATACATTACCCTTTATTTTATATTTTTATATATAAGAATGTTGCTACTGTTGCTTAAGGGCTTAAGCCTTGAAAATCAAGGGTTTTTACATCAACATTGGATTGTTGCATCCTGTTCCCGTTGTTGCCTTTTACAATTTTTGGAATGTTGCCGGGCAACAATCTAATCTTGCCTCCTGGCTTAAGACATATCCCCTCTGTTTTCCATAGTATGGGCCAAACGGAATGGCTCCGGAGCTCCGTTCCCATCCAGACAGACCGGATAGTATGCTATTGATTTCGTGGGCATCCGACTTCTTCATCATCTTCAAATCCCCATAAAAACATTCGCACCATATTTCTGCAGCGCATACCCTGTCACGCGGCAAAAGCAGGTTCTCATCATAATCCCGCCCCGCAAAGTTCCAGAACTCTCTCCTGGCTGCCAGGTCCTTCCGGCTCCAGTCTACCGGTATCTTCCTGCCCAGGAACTCCCGGATGATCCCTTCCTTAGGATTGCTTTCCTTATGCTCCTCCTGCTGGCGTACCGCTTCCTCCGCCACGGCTCCCTCCAGAAACAGCTTCTCGCCGCACTGCCATCTCATAAAGGCCTCCGCCCAAATCTGGTCCACTTCACCTGGCAGCTGCTCAAACACATTTTTTCTGCTGGGGATTTTTCCAAGGTCAATCGGCCAGAACCGCCTGTTGCCTGTCTGGTCTTTCAAAAACTCTTTGTCATTGGTTGTTCCTACGATGATGCAGGAACGCGGAAATGGCTTCGTCCGCCTTCCGTACGGCTCCCTGTAGACATCTTCTGTTTTACTCATGAACTGTTTGACGGTGTTCATCTCTGACTTATTCATACCGGCCAGTTCCCCGGCTTCTATAATCCAGTATCCCTGGATCAGCTCCGCCGCGTCCTTCCCTTCAAAGGTTGCCAGGCTGTCTGAGTACCAGTCCTTGCCCAGGAATCGGAAGAACGTACTTTTCCCTACGCCTTGGGCGCCGGACAGTATCAGCATACAATCAAACTTAATCCCGGGCACCATGGCCCTGGCAACGGCGGCAGCCAGCGTCTTGCGCGTGGCATCCCTTGTATAGGTACTGTCCTCCGCCCCAAAATAATCAGTCAGCAGAGTATCAATACGCGGAATACCATCCCAGACCAGCCCGGTCAGATATTCCCTTATCTTATGCTGCTTATGGTTTGTCGCATATACAGCCATTGCATCATATATCCTCTCTTTCCCGGTTATCCCGTATACTTTCTCTATATAATGCCTGAGCCCTGAGTCATCCTCGTCCGCCCAGGCTCTCAGCTTGTAATTGTCCTTTGGCACCTCCCAAGGCATGGCCTGTCCAACAACCGCCCTGTTCGCGAACTCATCATGCCAGAACCGCCCGTTCAGTTTTGGGTCATGGTTCAGTATAATGAGGACATTGTCGATGGTATTGAGGGGCTGCCCTGTCCGTGAGCTGCACTTAAGCTCTCCCATCCATTCAAAATCCGGGACTCCCTCTGTCTCCCCCTGGACCGGCTGTGAAAAGTCCTCCTGAGCCTTCCTGTACCGCTCCAGGGCCATTGCCTTGGATACCGGCTCCTGCTGCAGGGCAAATTCACACATGGCCTTAAATGATGGCAGCTGTGTCACTGGGGTTTCCGGTTTCGCATCATAATCCTCCTCGTTGAATTTATGGAGGCGGACCAGGTCGAACGCGTTGCAGAGTTTCCCGCTGGCCGGATCCGTGGCATGGTGGCTGTACAGGAAGTTACCGCCGTCATATAATACGGCGCCGCCCATGGTTGAGCCCTCGCTGTATGTATACCGGCCCTCCCCGCAGGGGATGTACGCATCCGGTATAAACTGCGCGATGGCTTCCGTCACATCGTATGCCCGGCAGAACGCGCCTACCACCCCCTGCTTTTCAAGCGGGTTACCCTGTTTCTTTGCCGACCGGTCGCGGAGCTTTGCGGCCCCCGGTACCTCGGGCCATTCCGTCACGTTGCGCCAGTTTTGGTAGAGCCTCAGAACCCCGTCCTTTGACAGGAATGGCTTATCCCCATAAAGAAATACATACTCGCTGTCCGCGCTGCAGCTTGGCCAGTACATGAGCCGGACCGGCTCAAACGTGGTAGGGTCAAATATCTGTATCCCCAGGAAAGCCGCCACTTTCCGGGCTATCGGCTCATATTCATCCGCCGTGCACGCCACGTCCAATGGGAGGATGATGCGCAGCCTGGGGGCCGCACCCTCATGTTTTCTTGTGGAATATACAGCATAGGAACACCCCAGTGCCTCCACGGCATTCAGAACTGCCTGTGTCCCTCCCGGGATGATGTTGTCCGCATCCAGTGTCACAAGGTGCCTGTTACCGGCGTTCTCATTCCTGCGGGCCTCCCCGTTCAGTTCCCCGCCGACAAACCCTCCGACATCCTTTAATTCATCCTGGCGCGCCTTTGTAAGCCCTTTATACTCCGCAAAGGTTTCACCCGTGCGTTCCGGCCTGGATATCCGCTGGACGAAATCCGACCACAGGAGCTCCTGCCGGTGCCAGGACGTGGCTTTCCTGCTCGTACCTACTGATATTCTGATTTTCCTGTCATTCACGAACATAAGCCTACTCCTTTTTGTAATAATCTCCTGTGAATCCATCCGCATTCAGAGGAAGTCCCTCAGCCCATGCCGGAGGCCGGCACATAAGGCTTATTGCCTCCTCCAGACTCTGCCTTCCGCCCTTGGGAATTTCCAGTATCACCTCGTCATGGATATGGAAGTTAATCCGGTACCCTGCCGTATGCAGGTTTACCATGGCATTGGCCAGGCAGTCTCTTGCCACGGCCTGTACGATATTCTCCGTGAGTTTGCCGCCGTAGGTCGGGAGCAGATCCCACTTATGGTTCTTTTGATTCTGCCCCATGAAATAGATCCGTTTGTAATTCCTCTCGTCCGGAATCATCTGGGGTTTAAGGTAGAACAGCTTACGGCCACTCGGCAGAGTGATCATCATCCGGTCCGCATCCCTTGAGAAGGAAATGCCGTTCGGCAGGGATGATATCACACCATATTCCACGCATTCCGCCGCATGCCGCTCTATGCTGTACCACAAATCCACAATCCGTTTGTTTGATGCCCGCCACCTCTGTACGATATCCGGCAGTTCTTCTTCATGAAGGCCCATCCGCAGGGCGCCCATCTGGATAAGGGCTCCGGCGGCTCCCTGGTATCCCAGGGCAAGCTCTGCGACCTTTCCCTTACTGCGCAGGGCGTACTCCGGATTCCCCTTCCTTATCTTCTCGAGCGGTACCCCGAACATGGTACTGGCCGAAGCCTCATAAATCTTCCCGTGTGTCCGGAACACCTCCAGACGCCATTCCTCCCCGGCCAGCCAGGCAATCACACGCGCTTCTATGGCTGAGAAATCGGCCACGGCGAACGTATATCCGTCTCCCGATATGAAGGCCGTGCGTATGAGCTGAGAGAGCGTGTCAGGCACATTCCCATATATTATCCGGAGGGCATCGATTTTTTGTTTCTGTACAAGCTCCCTGGCCGTGTCCAGGCTGGCAATATAGTTCCGCGGCAGGTTCTGCACCTGTACAAGCCTTCCGGCCCATCTCCCCGTCCGGCAGGCCCCATAGAACTGCAGGAGCCCGCGCACCCGGCCATCATCACACAGCGCGTCCTGCATGGCCTGGTACTTCTTTACAGAGGTCTTTGCCATCTCCTGGCGTATCCGGAGCATTGCCTGTACATCATTGGTTCCGGACTCCTGAGCCAGAAGGTCTGCAACCGTCTGCTTGTTCAGGCTCTCTATCTCCACGTCCGCATTGTCTGTCACCCATTGCTTGAGCTGGGCTACGCTGTTCGGATTCTCCAGCCCTGTGATATCCCGGGCCTTTTCCGTGAGCTCCTCCGTCATTTGGGCACTGATAGCCAACGCTCCGTCTATCAGTACCGTATCGAGGGCCACCCCGCCAATGTTAATGGCCTGGTCAATCACCCATAACTGATGCTCAAATGCAGGCACGGGATATTCCGCCAGCCGGTTCTTGATTTCCCGTTCGGTCACCACATCCTGGCCACAGTATTCCTTAAACAGCTTCCACTTATCCGGGGCATGTTCCGGTAGATTCCTGGTACGCCCACCGTTCCGTTTCGTACGGGCGCATGGGGTACAGAAATATTTAATCAGGGACTTGCCTGTGGACAGTTTCCGCTTGTCTTCGGGAAAATCCATGGCCCTGCCGATGGCATCCAGCCCTCCTGCATATCCGCAGTACCAGGCATGGACCATGGTGCACTGCCATTGCTCCAGGTGTGTCTCAAAGAACTTGCTGAGGCAGTAATATTCAAATGCCGCATTGAATGCCGTCTTCACGACTTCGGGCCTGTGCAGATCCATGGCTGTAAAATATGGGATTTTCTCCCCCTGTGCCAGGTCTACAACCTGTACCGGATTATCGTCATAAGCATAGGCAAACAGAAGGATTTCAAAATCAGGGGACTGTACATATTTGTACAGCCCTGATTTCCGGATATCTACACTGCTATATGTTTCTATATCAATACTTAGGGTCCTCAAATCCCCATCACTCCCCCGGCTGGCAGCGGCCTTCCCGTCACCGGGTCAATCGCCTGCTGCTGTGGCGCCCCGCCTGCAGGAGGGGCGTACCCCATGGGCGGCGCCGTATATCCCGGCATCATCCCGGGAGGGCTGGCCGGCGCGCCCCCAAAACCGCCGGCTGGCTGCTGATAAGCCTGCGCCTGGTAGGATGGCGTCTGATAGGCCGGTGGCTGATACGCAGGCTGCCCATACCCGTTCGGGGCTGCCGCGGAACCTGCATACGCATTGGACCCGCCGAAGTCTTCTTCTGCTGTCGTCCTGCCGGACAGGGGTTCCCCGTCGGCAATCTTCTGTATGTTGTTAAGTCCGCATCCCACTCCACGGTTACCATTTGTATTATATGGATAAAAGTTGACGGTTGCCCGGGCATAGCAGCCGGAATAAAATGCATTCGGGTCAAGGATTGGCTGGATGTTGATATCCACCACGGAAGGCCTGGTCCTGCTTGATGCACGCAGTACCCAGTGGCCCCGGCACTCCTCTCCCCATGGCTCTCCGTTCTGTTTGGTCCCGTCACCGTCATACAGGGGCATGGATGGTCTTGCCGGCATCTGTCCGCCAAACGTTTTCTGTAGTCCTTCCTGCAGGGCCCGGTTCATTTCCGCCACAATGGCATTGTATGTATTTACATCGGATTTTGGGATGAGCATGGTTATCTGATACTTGGCCTCCCCACCACCTGGCGGTGTAGATGGCTCAAACACATGGGCGTAACTCGCCCTGAATCTTCCAACTAACATGTTTTTTCTTCCTCCTTATATTGATTCTCCCCACCGAAATCCTCCTGCGGGGTAGTGTCTTTTTGGTATGGCGGACGTTTGTCCCCCTTAGGTGCAAGCGTGGGTTTTCCTTTTGGTTTCACAATAAATGGCATAAGGATTGTGTTGTAGTCATCCTTATTGATCAGTTTCTCCGCCTCCGTCAGTGATACCGGAATCCGCTCGTAAAACAGGGCCTTCTTATATCCTGCCTCCACCAGCGCGGCATACGCTTTATCCGGGTCGGGGAGCTCCCGGTTGCTCCTGCCCTCCACCAGTTTCCACCCTGGAACATCCTCATCCGCCAGCAGTTTGTCGAGGGCGGCCGCGCGGACCTTCTTGATCCAGGGTGCTGCGAATTCAAGAAAGGGAAGGATAGAGCCAATTTCACCATTGGTCAGGAGCTCTGCGGGTATCATCTTCCCGGTAATTGGGTCCGTATGTTTCTGCAGGGCCGCCATGTTTTCCTCCATCCGGAACCGGCAGGTTCCCGCGGCAGGGCAGAAGCAGTCATCACACCAGGAGCCCTGCCTAAAGTCTCCCTTGCCTTCCCAGGCCAGTTCCGCTGCAGGCTTTACGGTCTGCTCTGACCAGGTTTGGAGCTGACTGGCTGAAAGTTCCCATCGGGAGAAGTTCTTTGTCCGCGGCTGCACAATATGCAGGATGACCCGTTCTACAGGAAATACGATTCCGTACTCAGCAATAGCCCCGACCGCATACAGCATCATCTGCGGATTTTCCTCCGCACTGACTGTAATGCCCTTACCATACTTGAAATCCACCACATGGCAGTCTGTACCGCTCAGAATGATACAGTCAGAGAAGCCGTAGCCATCCCGGGCGACATGCCCGTAATGGACTTCCTTTTCAATCACAATCTTAGGCGGCACAGGATAGCTGTAGGCTATCTTCTGTATGTAGTCCACATATTCGTCTGTATAGCGCTCCATTTCAGGGTCATACTGCCCGTGCTTCTTTAATTGATTGTGTGCAGTTTTAAATGTCTTTTCTGGCATCCCCGGCTCAATGAACAATTTCCGCAGCTTCAACTCACAGATATCGTGAGCCAGCGTACCTTCTTCCGCGTAGTCAGATGTTGATTCCGGAAATGTTTCGGACAGTCTCGCAGATGGCGGGCAGTTTATCCACCGTTTGGCACTGGATGCCGACAACAACGCGTGTTTCCTCTCTTCTGCCATTAGATGTTTGCACCTGCCCCTCTCAACTGCGTCACAAGTTCCGGATACCGTTCAACCGGCACCTGCATGAGGGACATTGCGCCAAACTGTCCCAGTATCTGCATCACATAGTCCCGTTTGCCCTGGTCGATGAGTCCAGTCAGTGCAATGGCTATCTGGTCCTGGGTATAGGATTGTGTGGTGGCTGTCGTTGGCAGTGCTCCCTGTCCGGCCTGGCCCGTGAAGGGCTGTTGGTATTGCATCATGCCTGGCTGTCCTGTAGCGGCTCCAGGAAGACCTGACTGCTGTGGCCCCGAAGCTGCCGGTCCTGGGTTCTGATAGTTCCCAGCCATCTGCGTTGACTGCGGGCCGGCAGGAGTAGGTTCACTAAAGGAAGCAGTCACTCCTCCCTTTCCTAACGCCTGCGCCAGGTTATTGATTGCCTGTGCGATTGTATCAAGCCCTGTAATATTAATGTTCATGTTTGCCATCTTCGTTTTCCTCCGTTTTCATATTCATGGTTTCCGTTGTATTATCTTCCCTGCAGGCGCATTTCTCCCCCGGGTCAAGATAGGCCCCACAATGAGGGCATCGGACATAATAGCTCATGCGGCGTGCCTCCTTTTACTATTGACATTCCTGCTCTGCACCCCTTATACTAAGGGTGATTAGATTATTTTAATTACCTGGACTTCGGACGGCTCCACCCGTCTGGGGTCCATTTTCATTTCCACATCCATAGGCCCACCTCCTCTCACAACCTCACGCCCATGGCCAGCGCCATGACCACTATAGCTAACATCCACATCCCCAGCAGCCAGATAACCGCCGGCACAATCCACTTGGCTGCTCTCATTAAGGGATGCTCGTCCTTTTCGTCACCACATCTCAATTTCATGCACCTCCCCTTTGTCGTACACCACACGGATTTTGTCACCATTGATGTCCGTCACTATGGCCTCATGTGCGTTAACTGTTTCCATGTGGCCATCCAGGCCTGGATAAACCGTTTCCAGATACTGATGGATACGGTGCTCCGCAAATGTCTTAGCTTTCATTGGCTTGTCCCTCCTTCCTCTATTTCGGCTACCGGATACGTCATAATAAATCGTTCCAGGTCACTCCCTCGTATCTTCCGCTGGCCCAGGAGCAAAGACGGAAGCTTCTTTGTACTGATAAGCTCATACACCTTGGTCGGATTAACCCTGAGAACGCCTGCCGCCTCCTTGACTGTGTATATTGGCTTGTAAGGTTCCACCATCGCTTTTATCCTCCTTCCTCTCACGGATACCGCCGTGTCCGTTCCAGGCACTGGCTATACCGGCAAGTCTTGCATGTCGTGTTGATATGTACCGCCTTCCTCGTTGCGTTTTGTCCCCCTCCTTGGTATACTGTACTTACAGGCGTTGCAGCGCCGAGTACGAAAGAAGAGGTGTTATTTATGAACAAAACATGTTTTGTCATCATGCCTATAGGTACTCAGTCTATAGGTGAAATTTCAATTACCGAGGAAAAATTGCGCGAGAAATATGACTATATAATTAAGAACGCAATTTTAAAAGCCGATTCAACCCTAGAAGTTATCAGAGCTGATGAGGAGCTGAATCCAAGTTCAATTAGTAACGATATTTTTACAAAATTGATGCATTCTCAATATGTCATTGCCGATATAACCTATCCCAATCCGAATGTTTTTTACGAGTTAGGTATTCGACATGCAATTAAACCCGGCACAATTTTAATTCGTGAAAAAGTTGACTTTTCAATACCCTTTGATATTTCACATCTTCGATATATTGAATATTCACAGGAGCCATCAGGCATGGAAAAGTTAGCTGAACAGTTAAAGCGGCGATTTGAGTTTTATAATAATAATCCCGATAAGCCAGATAACCAATTTTTAGAACTTTGTTCCTTCACAAATTATTCACCAACTGTTTATGGAAAACCAGACACCACGAAGGAAGAAATGGTTACTAATATGTTTTCATTATTTCTTACAAATCCGGGCATGCTACGGGCATTAACTGACAAATCGCTTACAAAAGAAGAACAACAACAAGCACTGTTTATGGAATTAAGCAAGAATCCTGATGAAGCCAAGACACTAATTCAAACCTTGGTAAAAACGGGCATCATTAAAGTTTAAGCTCTTGCTTTGCCCTTTCGTAAAGTGTATTTAAAAATGATTCAAGTGTCTCACTTGAGGTTAATGGGGAAACATTTTCCAAACAAATTTCTACCGAAAGTGTTTCTCCACTTTTCTCAAATTCCAATGATTTCTCAATACTCTTACATGTTCTTTCCTGCATCTCTCTCACCTCCTTTTCATAGTTGACACGCCTACTGCATGAACTGTGACAGCGCCAATTGCTCATACTCCGGTACCTTTACAAAATCCGCCGGGAGCTGGATGCCAAACTGCTCGCACTCCATCTTGAATGCCTCCGCAATCTTATACGCCGGTGAGCCCTGCTTGTGCATGATGTGCTCCGTCACCCGGCCAAGTTCTGCCACGCTGGATGCAACCTGGGGATTGAGAGGGCAGGCATTCTTTTCAATCAACTTCTTTGCCCCATTTTCCACACCTACAAAGTAGTTCCTAGCCGCTTCTCCCTTCTGGTTCTTCTGCATCATGGAAAGTTTCTTTGCAAAGCTGGCGGTGAGCTTGGCATCTTGTGTGGGCCTACCTCCCAGGGGGTTTTCGTCTTTTGGTACGAAAACCCAATAATCTGTGTTTTCTTCCGCAAATGTCTTAGCTTTCATTGGCTTGTCTCTCCTTTCTATGCTTGTCCTCCATGGCCGCCCTTAGGCGGTCTTTCTCTTCCTTCGAAATCCCAGTGGAAGCATCAAATTGTCCTGCAGCGCATAGGCAATGCGCCGTTTTTCTTCATCAGTCAGTGATTCCATTGGAACATCCTGGCCATCAATTTCTATGTATTTGAATACTTTTAATTTCTGCACTATCACCACCCCTCCCTGGTAGATTGTATGCGATACCGGTTGTACTTGTTTCCTTCCTCTCATAGTCCCTGCACGGATACCACCGTGTCCGTTCCAGGCACTGGCTATGCCGGCAGGTCTTGCATGTTGTTTTGATATGTACCGCCTCCCTCGTTGCGTTTTCTCCCCCTCCTTGGTATACTGTACTTACAGGCCCCTGCCAGAGCCGAGTATAAAAGGAAGGAGATTTCTTAATGAGTAAGTCAAATAAAGAGCTTGCTACCGAAATAGTTATTGCGCAAATTCAGGCTCAGTCTATTATCAAGATGGACCAAATACATACTGGGTCAGTCATTAAGGCAGATTCGGTATGCAATTTACTGAAGATGTATTACAACACGCTTGAATCTCTGGGTAACAAAACCGAATAAATACCTATCATGCTATTCGTAATCCCAGAAAGATAAGCATCTTCGCATTCCTTAGACTTCTCCGCTAACAGTTCCAGCTGCTGGCGGAGAATCTCTTTTTCTGTCATCTCGCTAAGTGTTTTATTTTTCATCTTCTCTCACCTCCTTTTCCCAGTTGACTCTTCTTCCGCAAAGTACTCCACCGGAACGCCGAAATACTTTGCCAGGATTAACAACTTGTCAAACAATTTTTACTCCACACATCTGCAAACTGTTCAAACAATTCAAAACAGGCCTCAGCATCCGTGTAAGTAAGTATCAGATTTTTCACATTTTTACTTCGCCCGGTCTTATGTGCATACAACTCACGCGCTATTGAATCGCAGGCCGTTGCCATTCCCCACAAAGGATTGTGATGTATTTTCTGTAACTTGTCCCAATACTCCATATACAAAGAACGATAGATGTAATTGGGAGACAGGCCAAAATTGGGACACTCGCTTAAGTCAATTGTTATTTTCATTTGCTTTCATCTCCTCTTGTTTTTCCGTTTTTCCACCTGTTAATCTTTTACAAGGTCTGCAACCTTAACACCTATTACGCTCGAAACTTTTTTCAATGTGTCTATATTCGGACTTACCTTTCCATCTTTCCATCTGCTAATACACCCAGCCCCAAGTTCTGCCAACGCTTCAACCTCTTGGAAGGTAATGTGTTTTTCTTTGCAAATTTCTTTTAGGTTGTCATAGACCATCCTTACTCCTCCCTCCGCATGAATTTTGTAAATTTGCGATAAATAACAAATTTATATTGATTTTCTTTGCGATTTATAGTAAAATAAAGTCACCACAACAATATTGAACAAACGCATTTTCGTTTTCATTTGCTATTTATCGCAACTTATGTTTTTATTATACGCGTTTTATGGCAAATGTCAAGTTATATTTGCGTTTTTTCGCATTTTTTCTGAAAGGCAGTCATATGAACGTAAAAGAAAGAATTCAATTTCTGTGTAAAAAGAATGGGATTACCAGTAAATCATTAGAAGAACATCTTGGTTTCGGAAAGGGGTACATCAGTAAAATAGATAAAGCCGCTCCAAATCTATCAAAAATAAAACCAATTGCCGATTATTTCGGAGTCACTGTCGATTATCTTCTTTCCGGAAACGAAGAACCACAAGGGAAAGCCCCTGAACTTACTGCACGGGATGAGCGCGATATCAGCCGTCGCCTCGAACAAACCCTGTCTGATTTAGAAGGACAGCAAGGGGCTCTTATGTTTGACGGTGCCCCATTAGATGATGAAACCAAAGAACTTTTAAAGGCCAGCCTCGAACATAGCATCCGGGTGGCAAAAATAAACGCAAAGAAATTTACACCAAAAAAATATTTAAGTTCTGATAATCAGGGGAAGTGAGCTTATTGGATATACGGGGTGAAGTCGCTTATTTAAAGCGCTATTATAAGACAGAGAATCCTTTCGATATTATTCAAGCGAAAAACATTCTCTTATTAAGCGAGGAGCTTGGTCTTGTCAGGGGGTATTACAATCTTGTTCTACGTCAAAAGCAGATACACATTAATTGCAACCTTGAAGGCGTGCAAAGACAGTTTACAGTTACTCACGAGCTTGGACACGCTGTTATACATCCAAAGTCAAATACGCCGTTTTTGCTAGCTAATACTTACCAGTCTGTAGACAAGATGGAGATAGAAGCTAATAAATTTGCCGTAGAATTTTTGATATCTGATGATACGCTGTGCGAATATTTAAAATACCAGGAATGCACTATAGAACAGACAGCCCGGATTCTTGGTTATCAAAAGGAACTGATTGAATTGAGGTTAAAATAG